TTATTAATAAATCCGGCCGCTCGTGGGGATGTGGTTCAACCTGATGAAACAGAGACAGTTGTTGTTTCTGAACCTGATGAAATTGAGGAGGAGGTGGTGGAAGATGTAAAAATTAATATCCCTTCCCCCCACAGAAATTTTGCAATGGCGGATGTCGTTCCTCCGTTACCGGGTCCCAACATAAAGGCGGATATTGACCCTTCCATCATAGAACGGATGGAAAGTCTGGGAATGCCGTTGTTCGCGAATGAAGGCGGAATTGCATCCCTGATGCAGCACAAAAAACCCCAACAGATGGTAGTGTAATGGGAAAAGTAATCGTAGGCGGAAGGGTTATTCAAGATACAGATAGAGAACTTAGATATAGTGGCGCCCCTCATACTGCTTATCCTACAGTAACGGAACACGCAGCAACGTCTGGAAGACCAGAAGTAAGAACTCAACAAGACGCGATTGACTTAATAAATAGTTTAGGCGCAACCCCAGATTGGAACGCTGTGCGCGGAGTCAAGGATCAGCTCGTAGGTATTGATGCTATGACTAGAGATCCAGAAGATACGCGCAACATGTATCAAATATTAATTAATCAAATGCTTGGGAATCAAAGAGGCGCACCGCTTTTAAGCGGGGAAACAGCAAGCATGCTACGCTCCGACAAGTGGCGACGAACAGGACCAACTACCTACACTGATCCAAGTAATCCTGATTTTCTCCGAGATTTGAAAGGTCTCGCAAGTTTTGAGAATCCAGGCGTCTTTCATATTGAAGATTTGCCTGGTGGAGGAATCGCTCAAATAAACCCATTCCAGGAAGGCTGGGCGCAAGGAGATGAAGATAAAGGTGAGGGACTTGGAATCACGGATTGGGGAAATTTCGCAAAACTTCTTTCTCCTATGCCCCTTAAACTATGGGAAATGAGTAGAAACGCTGCACAAAAAGCAAAAGAATCTGCACTTGACGTTGGTTCAAACATTATGGACTCACCAATGGTGGAGAACATAAGCGACACGTTGAAGTATAGGAAAAAAGGGCGAGGATGGAAAGGCGCTATTGAAGATACTTTTATTATGCTGGGAATTGGAAACACTAAAAAAACCAATGAATTCATTAAATCACAAGCGGACACCAATAATGAAGGGATCACAAGGAGCGCGGACACCGAGGGTGAAATCGAAACCGATCTAACAAAGATTGAAAATATTAAATCGGATAAGAAAGAAGTAATAAAACTTCATGAACTTACGGATTTAAAAAACAAAAGGAATGAACTATACGATCTAATACTTTCAGGACAAGGTTATGATACTATATTCAAAGACTATGAAGATCTTCAGGCACAAATATGGAAACTAGACCAAGGCAAATTGCAAAATAAGAAAGAAGGGGGGATTGCTACTTTAGCGACAGGAGGATTTTTAGAAGAACAGCATAGGCAACCAACTAATCCATTGTTACAGCCAACCAATATGGGGGGAGGCTTTGGAAACCAGTTTGAAGATATTACTAATAAATTAACATCGATGGAGGAAGGAATTGCCACCTTAAATAATAGGATTGCTTCGCCACAACAAGGGCAAAGTCCTTGGATGCTTGGGAGGTACGGATAATGTCCGAGGAAGACGTAAAACAGAATAGGGAAGGTATCCTCAAGATCGAGGGAGAGATCAAGCTCATCCACGAGCGCATTAAAAGCACTGATGAAAAGATCAACCTAATGATCTCCAATCACTTGGCGCACGTTCAAAGCGACATTGATTGGATCAAGAAGGATATGATAGGAATGAAAAAGATTATGTGGTTCATCGGAACAGCAATTATCGGACAACTGCTGTTCCTCGTGTTTCGATCTATGATGTAGTTGATTCTTCTTTCTTCATTAAAGAAGAAACTTTAATATGAATAATACTCCCTTGCATTGAACTTATCTCGCATTCCATAGGACAAGCATCAACCCATTTGAGAATTAATCTTATGCCATCGGTTTGTTTAACTTTATTGGCTAGAACTTTTTTTTCTAGTTCTTCTCTATTCATATCTTTCTCCAATATCTCCCTTTTACAAGGATTGGTTTGGTCTTGAATTTTGTATCGATCTCAATGACTCTTTGTTCCAAGAGCTTATTGACAACTCTACAAACAACCCCTGAGCCTATCTCAGGAAACTTTTCACGAAGCCTCTTGATAAGGGGCTTCTTCTTTAATTGTTCATTTTCAACGAGAGCGTAAGCGCCCAAGCGAACATCACGATGGATATCCCTTCGTCTCTTTGGGGATGGTAATGATGGAGCAACAATTTCTTTTGGTTCCACTTTCTCCGCCTTCAATGGCTTGGCTTCATTCCCCAAATATAATTTTTTTAAGGACTCAGGAATTTCCAACAGATCCGATTTGCAGGTAGGGCAAATATGATAGCCTTCCTCTTTTTGGATCATTGGTATTTCGCATTCCCAACAAGTTACATTTTTCATAATTCTATCTTTCTTTTAATTATAATATTATGTTAGTTTATATTATATTAAAACTAATACAAGACATTTCTTTTTTTGGCAGATTACCTAGGTTGCGTTTCCCCAGGATTTTCCAATTTCGCAATCAACTTTGCTGGGAACAATTAAATTGACGCAATTTTCCATGATGGAAATAATTTTATTTCTTACATTTTCCGATCCATCAAAGCTCAAAGTAAGTTCATCATGGATTTGAATGAGCGGAATTAAATTTTCCTTGTACAACGCGACCATCGCTTGCTTTGTTTGGTCGGCGGCTGATCCTTGTATCAACCGGTTGAGTGCCTTGTAGGTACCCGCTCGTTTTAAATGGTGGTGTTCTCCATACTTTAATTTAGCTTGATCATAGGGAAGTGCTTTATAAACGCCAAACGTGGTTGGCTCCCACAATTCAAAACGACATTTTCTACCTTTAAGTGTTGAGATATAACCTTCTTTGTTGGCGTATCCCATCACACTAGTCGCTAACTCTTTAATGAATGGAACACGTGAATTGTACTCTTTTAAAATTTCTTTCGCGATGTCTTTTTCCACTTGTAATTGTTGAGAGAGTTTATTAACTCCCATTCCATAGAACAACCCTAGGTTAATGGTCTTGGCGCGTCCACGATCAATGTCCGCTATGTTTGCCACCATCTCATGAAAATCAGCCTCGGCATTCTTATTGTATTCTTCTACTAAGACCTCGGCACCCTCGCATTCCAGTCTACTAGCATAATGAACAGCCAAGCGTGGTTCCTGTTGTGAATAGTCGAATGATCCCCACACCTCATTTTCCTCAGGCAAGAACAGTCCCCGTATTTGTTTCTTGATCTCTAGGTTTTTGGCGGGGAGTTGCTGCAGATTGGGATTGGAATAACTGAACCGTCCAGACACGGTTCCCGATTCGCCGTCACGCATTTGATGAATGTTAGAATGAATACGTCCCTTATGTTCATGTTTAATGATAGTGTCTAAAAATGTAGTCTGTACTTTATTGAACTCCCTGGCACGTTGTATTTTCTGGGCGATAGGATGCTTATGATTCAATAAAAAATCCTTGGTAAAACTTGGCGCATCTGTTTTTTCCGTGCGAGGATATTTTATTTTAAGTTTGTCAAAAACTTTTGCTACTGATTCAGCTGCCCATATTTCCACTACAAGACCAGTATCTTCCAATATGCTAGATAATATCTTCTTTTCTGTATTCTTAAAACTTTTTTTATAACGCTGTGCTTGTTCAACATCGACGCGTACTCCTTTTTTTGTCATTTCAAAAATAACAGGGAGTAGATCCATTTCCAGGTTAAAGACTGTTTTCAAGCTATCTTTTTCAATGAGGGGTTTCATATGATGATACAGCCGTAAAGTTAAGTCTGCATCTCGCTCAGCATAATCTCCCACAAAGATAGCGGGGAGTTTATACATTTCATTTTTAGGATCGACCCCAAATTCAATTGCCGCCTCTTTTAATTTAGTCTCGTTTTTATATTCGTTGAGCATATCTTTTCCCACTGTGTTCAAGGCGTAAGAAAATTTATTTTCATTAAGAAGAGGAGCCATGATCATGGTGTCTATAATCCGTCCATTCACTTTAATGCCTTCTGTATGAAGCCATCCTAGGTCATAAACTGCATTGTGCGCCACTTTAATGGCATCGGTTTTCATTAAATCTTTCATCCAGGACAAGACACGTTTCCGATCCCAGTTAAAACCATTTTCATGACGGATGGGATAGTATCCCTTCCATCCATCAACGGCTATGGAAATGCCAATAATATGTCCTGTGGAGGATGTCCATCCCGGTCCCGTTGTTTTTAATTTAGGATCATAAGTTTCTAGATCAAAGGCAATTACTTTTGCATCTGATAGATTAGGGAGAGTTTCAGGTGGCATCCATTCCGATTGAACAAAACCAAAATTATTTTGTGTCATTTAATATCCTTTATAATTTTTTGAAGTTCATCATATCGCTCCTGTGCCCACTTATATTTGTTGTATTTTTCGTCACGATCAATGACAATAAAATCTCTTAGCTTTTGACAAAACCTTTCATAATACATATTCCATTCCTCACCCTCAATAATAATGCGCTTAAATTCTCCTTCACGTGTTACTAGTAAAATAACACCTTTTTTAATATGGGTCTTACACCGAAAATTATGCGCCATTCCATATGACACTACTTGCATCTTCCAATCCTCTGTCCATTCTTCTTTAGGCATTTGTTTTTTTGTTTTAAAATCAACGATGGCTTCTTCTCCTTCATAAACTCCTACGAGATCAATAACGCCCCGATAATATATCCTGTAATAAATACGAGCTTCTAGTCCGTAGACCCATTCTAAGCGATCCTTTAATCCTTTTTCCAATATTATATTTCCCATCTTAGCTGCGAGCTCAGCGTAGGGATGGTATGCGGGATTGACAAGGGGAGGATATTTTGCATATTTTGATACCCATTTAGAGTCCTTCCAATTAATGCATAATTTCCAAATAGAATTTTCCAAATATTTATGCAGACTGTTTCCAATGCTCACTCCTTCTTCGATAATACGGTCAGCCTCTTCTTCCCCGACTCTTTTTCTCCAAGCTTCTAGTCCAGATTTATCTTTTGTGCCATCAAGTATCCTTGTAGGAGAAAGTAATAAATCAGAGTCTTCCGGCCATCCATAATTACCTCTTTTTTCATAATGATCATTATAATTGAAAGTAATTTCTCGACAACTTTCGGGGTACATCCCCACCGTCCGTTTTCCATCCCTGCTTCTTATTGTTTTTTTTATTTTCATTAACCTTGTTTATCTATGACCTTATTTAAGCCATCGATATATTTTTTTGTCATCTTACCCCTTCTCTCTCCTTCTGATTCAAAAGATGTATGCCGAGTTGTTCTTTCCTCTATCTCTCCTGCGATGGCGGCGTAGGCGGCTAGATCAATGTAGCTGTCTTTTTTATGTTGGTGCATAAGCCGTGCTATTTTTACCAAGGCCATGCACACCGCCGCATCGTGTGCCGTGATATTTACTTGGAGGAAAATCGACCACAATGCGGCAATGTTCTTATGATTGGTAAGCTTGTCACCATAGTCTTTCTGGCGGTTGCCACCAATTAATTTTTTTGCGTCATTTAGAATTTCTTTACAGATCATTTTCGAGGGGGGATTCATAGAGTCTGTAACCTTCTTGTTTTTGCGCTTCAATAATGTATAGATTCTGTTTGGTTCTAGTAACTGCTACATAAAACACGCGATGTTCATCATCAGGATTTTTTAAATATGATTTATAAACTAATTTACCTAGATCTAAAAGTACAACAACATTGTCACATTCACCGCCTTTAGCTTGATGGATGGTGGAAACACGGATTCTGGGTTCCCCCTTTAAATCTTCATTTAATTGTTCCAATCGCCGTAAGTAAGCTATGTCCGAAGGCTTAATACGATCCAAAACATCATACCATTCCCCATCCACCAATAGTCCGTGGCGCTGTTGAAGACCCTTTAATGTAAAAAGTTCATTCTTTTCTTCTTCCTTGAATTGTTTAAAGCCCCTTTTAATTCCTGTACCACTTTTAATTTTACTGTACAAAATTTTAATGTCACTATGGGGAATTGCTTCTCCAGCTTGTAAATGTTGCCATGTGTCAATGGCACTTAACACGGTAGGGGCAATGGGACGATGTTCCCCTCTTCCATACCAATATCCTTGGGAAAAAAGAAAATCTTCAATCATTTCATTTCTAATTTTTCGAGTCCGTCCCAATAAGAGCCATTTTCCTTTCGATAAATCAATGTGGCGCAAATGCGTTATTCTATGTACATATCCTTCTTCATCCTTTGGTTTCCACTCTTTGGGGCGACGGTTCCGAATACGGGTAATAATATAATTTGCCAATCTATAGACACTCGGAGGACAGCGATAAGATTTATTTAATATCTCTACATTTCCTTTTAAATTAATGAATTGATCTACGTCTGCCCCACTCCACCGAAAAATCGCTTGGTCATCATCCCCGGCGATATATGTTTCATCGCTATGGGAAATTAATTTATGCACCATGTCATATTGGATCTTCGGCATGTCCTGGGCTTCGTCAATGAAGAGAACATCAAAAGAGGTAGGATGAAAATCCTCTACATAATCAATGATCATATCGGTATAGTCATAGATATTATTTTCTTTTTTATACGTCGTAATCGCCCTATCCATAAAATCCAACTTTGACCATATCATAAATTCTTGCGCCGTGTTCCATGCGTCGCGCAAAGACACCCCTTTCAGTCTCGCTAAATTAATTAAATTCACGT